GAAACGACGTGCCTCAGCCTCCATCAAACGTCGGAGGTGGTCTGGTTCTTCCAACCTGTAATCCTCGCCTGTCGGCTTGGCGTATTCATCATCCCATCCTTTCTTGATTTGTGCAGATGGAATGAGGGATTGAAAGTAAGCATTGACGGCATCATATCCTTCTTCATCACGCAACTTCGCTGCGTGTTCAACATCAAGGCTACGATCCAATATGAACTCGTAAGCATCGTGAACGTTTGTTCCTCGAATCATGTTGTCATTCTCAGGCTCTTTGACACCGAGAACATATTTGATGAAGTATTGCTGCTCACAGGTTTGGAACTGCCCAAGTGAGGACTTGCTTACACGGAGGATTTTATCTTCGTGCATACCTGGATGCCAAGCATACGTGGAGAAGGCTTCGCCATGAATCGGAATTGGTCGAGGCATAGGGGCTTTGATTTTCATTTATTCACCTCGAACAACGTGAACTGCTTCGATGAATTAAAGGCTCTCCCCTCTCCCTTTGTTTCAACAGTTATTATCGTATCATTGTGGATGCCTCCATGAGCAACCAAAAGAACGTGGTGCATAGTGAACCCCAACGTCTTTCCAATGCCGCCTGAGTTCCACCCGAATGATATGACAATGCCCGTTGGCTTGACAATCCTTTCGATCTCCTTCTTGATGTCCGAGAAGAAGTATTGCGTTTCATGCTGAGTCAGACTTTTTCCTAAGCCGTTGTAGCATTCCTTAATTTGACGTAGCGAGTAAGGGGGATCATAGAGAACTCCCTCAACCGAATTATCATCAAACATTTTCAAGAACTCCAAAGCGTCCAGGTGATGCTTTGCTTTTGTATCAGGGTTGATGTCATTCGTGTGTTCAGCAACGCTGGAATCTCTTGCGAAAGGGTCAATCCAACCTTTGCCAGACGAGGGAACGTATATGTCAAGAAGTTCCCTGATTGGCTTAATTTGAAATGTTTTGTGGCTCGGCATTGCCCAAGATCGTTCAATCCTCATCGAATGAACCCCCTATGATGTCGCAAGACTCATCAGGCTCAAGCATCATCTCATCAGCCGTCGGCTCAATATCAATGAACTTTGCATTCATCAACTCAGGGGCGTTTTCCATGTTGTTTTGAAAATCCTCCAATTTCATTTGACCAACTGCCGTGAATGCAACTGCCTTGCATGATTTACAATCGAACTTGCCTTTCTTGACTGGATCGGGACGGTAGCCTTGCTTGAAACGTTCTTCCAGTTCTTCCAACAAATAACCATCCTTGCCAGGTTTCATGGAACGCAAGCCGTGATTGCTCACCCTCACGCTCTCCTTATCCCAATGCTTGGCTATCTCCCAAAAATCGGGATAGCCACGCCATAGATTCCACCATGAGTCAAGCGGTTGCTTGATGCAATGGAAGCATCCCAAGCGGTCAAAGTGAACGTAAAGTTCGTTCACCATTTCGAGTTCATCAAGGTATTTTATGCAATCATTCTCAGTCCATCCCCATTCAACCAACGGGTATCGGTTCTTTGCGTTGCGAGGGTCGTCCTCTTTACCGACACGGTGGGCTTCATCGGCAGCGATGCCAATGTAAGCAATGTCGGCTTCTTTGGCAACCTTCTGTAAAGGCTGCACCTTTGCCTCCCTCGCCCAATAGCAAGGATATGCTCGAAGAGGTGCGCCACGTTGCTTTCCTTTGTTTGCACCACGCTGCATGACTCCATAGAACCAATCATCCCATGATCGGGGAGAACCGACCAATTCAAGTTCAAGGTTCTTTTCTGGATATTTTGTGTTGATGTATTCCATGACTTTGTTCATGTATTCCAACAGTTCAGGGAACTCAAATCCTGTATCGGCAAACACAATGCGATTGACAGGCATGGATGGATCGTCAAGTTCAAGCAAGCGAAGAAGCATAGCGGTGCTATCCTTTCCACCTGAGAAGCAGACTAAACCAACCAATTCTTCATCAGCCATGCTTTCACTTCTCCACAGGTTTCAATATCATTTGGATCTTAGCCGTTGCATGAGTTCCGCAATTGTAGCAATAAGCGAAGGCGACCAACCCATGTTCAGGGTGAGTCTTGACTTCGTTATCAAGGAATCGCCAGATGTGCTTACACCCTTTGCCGTATTCCTGTGCTTGAGGGAACTCGTAGTCGCTCACGCTGAATCCTCTTCCTCTTCAACAACCAGTTCATGAATGTCGTCAGGATGCTCGAAAGAACCATCACGTAGCCCTTTGTAGCCATACCATTGACCGTCTGTGCCGACTTGCTGCTCAAAGAGAATGACTGGCTCAGGGAGGCGAAGAGAAGTCCTGTCGAACTTCAATTGTGCCTTTGAAACAACCTTGCCTGTGAGCGCACCGATCTCATCACGTTCTTCTTCAAGCGTAATCTCAATCAATTGTTCCAAATCACGCTCGGTGTCCTTCATCCATGCTGGAACATCAGCACCCATGATTTCGTTTCCGTTGGAGTCATAGGACGGCTTAACGCCCGTAATGACATAGACGTGAACGTTCAATCGTGCCAGTTCTTGGAATGCGTTCATGGCTGCTTGGTATCGGTTCTTTCGGAACTCCCAATTGAAACGACCAATGCGGGTGGTGGTTTTCTTTCCTGAAACGTCCACCGCATCATCTCCCAAATCCAAGTCCTCGATTTTCATTGCAGTTCCACAAACATGCAGCCAATGATCCATTCCATCAAAAATAAACGTCTTGAGGTATGGGCTTGGCAATTTGCCGTGAAGTTTGAAGTATTCATCCTGAGCCTCAGCAACCTCAAGAGCATAGAGCAAATCGTCCATTGCTTTGTTGAAGGTTTCAGGGTAATTGAATGGGACACGACTTCTTGACTTTCGGTTCAAGACCCAAGGGTTGAGAACAACGATGCCTGGTTTGTCTTGATGATGTGCAGATACGGTGGAGTCGCCCCCTCCGTCAAAATCGGAAATGAAAATCATTGCACCGTCGGCAATCTCTTCATCAGTTCGAGAGTCAAGCAACATACCCGACTTTCCACCCTTGCGTCCACCTGTGATGCCACAAAGGACTTTCTTTCCTTTGCGAACATGGGTGGATCGGGCAACGGCAACACGCTTGGCAGCAGGGTTGGCTGATTGAGGCAACGACCATGCACCGCTTGGTGCTGGTGCTGGTTCTTCCTGTGGCAATGGTTCTTCATCAACCAACGCCTCAATGGGGAAATCATCAGCAGCGAATCCAGAAACCATCCCTGATTGCCTCTCTTCAACGGAGGGCAAGGATTGGTTCACCACAGGGGCTTGAGCCACCTCAGCCGTTGAAGGGAGGTTTGTAGCCTCAACCTTCTTCTCTTGCTGAGAAGGTTCTTTGTTCGTATCAACGGGCTTCCAACTGTCCAAAAATCCTGTTCCTGTCATTTCATCACCTCAAAAATTGTCCGTGTGGGACACGTCGTTTGCATCAGCAGGGGCAACCTTCGCAACAATCGAGCGAAGAGGCATGGCATACACGCCCTTTGCGTCCAAGTTGATGTTGATGCTGCCGTCCGTTCCTTGCCATGTGCGAGAGCGCACAATGACCCAAAGACGGCTTCCTGATGCGTAGTCCTTCCAGCCATCAGCCTTCTTGACACGGAATGCGTGTTGCTTCTCCACCAAGTAGCGTGAAACGTCAATCCAAAGGCTGGCATTGGCATCCTCTCGTCGCAGACTGTTGGACGTGAGGGTAATTGAATGCTTGAAACCGCCATCGGTGTAAATGTTCTCCTTGCCAGCATGATCGATGTAGTCCACCGTTCCTGAGATGGCAAACAATGGTCCGAAGTCCTTACCTGATGAAAGCACCTTGCGGTTTTCCATGTGGTAATCGAACACGTCAGCAAGATCAACGGATGGCATGAAGTTGGCAATGAACTGGTCAGGGGAGAACAATTGTGCAACCTTTGGCAAGACCTCATCATCAACCCATCCCAAACCATAGTCTGGGTCAATGTCGAGAGCGTTGAGTTGGTTCTCGTCGGGTTCATCCGATCCAGCAGGTTTCCATGCTTTCTCCATTTCAGCCTTGAAGGTGATTGGACGTAGCAATTGAAGTTCAACATCAGCAGCACCGAATGAACATTCGAGAGTCATTGGAGGCAATGCGCCTTCGCTGAGGAACTTCTCTTGGGTGTTGCCAATGAAAAGCCACTTTCGCTTGACCATGAATGCTCGCTTTGGTGAACGGTTGTCGTCCTTGAGCAAACAAATGTGAGATGCACCGTTGTTGATGGCAATAACCCATTGGGGAACTTTGCCGTCGGTTTCGGATTCTTTGTAAAGAAGTGAATCATCAGCACCTTTGACCAGCCATTCACCGTCTTGCTTGACAACACGACCAATGCCAATGGTGCGTTCACCTTGACGGATGCCGTATCGGAGGGCTTGACCGATGTTGATTTCGGCTGATTCAATGGCAGTATCACGTTGGCGTTGCATCATATCACGTGTGCCGTCATAGGCAACGATCATGCCAACCCAAGTTTCACCTTTGCCACCAGAACCCTTTCTTCGGACTGTGTTCACTTCGAATGCAGATGAGAAGAAGTCCAAGTCCTCAGCGTCCAAATTGCTGATGGATTCTTGAGCCTGAGTCCAAATCTCAGGGTAATTCTCCTTCACGAAGTCGGCAAATGCAGCCTTAACTTCGTCCTCATTCATGTTCTTGCTTTCCATAACTCTCTTCAATGCTTCATTCATCATGTTATTTCACCTGTGGGGGATTCCTCCGAAGGGGATTGGGTATTTAATGACTCACTATGGCTCTCAATTAGAGCAAGTGATTCCTTTACCTCTTCGTAATCAAGGGGTTGTGGCAATACACCATTAAGCCTCTCCACCATTCTTAACCCCTCAGCCTTTGTGCTGAGATTGAAGAAATCGTGGAATGCGTGGCATAGTTTGGCGATGTCCTCAGTTCGAACAAACGTTCTCTTCCATGATAACCCCAATGCTTTGATGGTGGCATCAACTTCTGGCGTTCTTTTGCTGAACCAAAGGATCGGGCGAATCTCATATCCACAACTGAACTTTGTTGAGAACCGACACCGTATCTCGCCACGTATCAGCATCGCTGATTGGAGGGTGTTCATCAAATCAGTTTGTTGTAAATCCACGCTATCGGTGCTAAAACCGCCAAGAGAAGGAGAATGATGAGGCAACTGATTGAGATTAGGAACATCACCGTTGTTAGCCTCAACCATCCCACAATCCCCTCTTTCTTCATTGCCCAATTCGTTGAATCAAGCCATATCTTCGCCAGTATCTCCATATTCTTCATCCCATCTTTTTGTCAAGGCTTCGATTTCGTCTATGCTCACACAGTCGTTGCGCCCCGCACGACTGGCGACACTTTCAATCACACCTTGAATGTAAGCCCCATAATCACCCCACCCCGATGAAACAACATTGACATTGACGAAAACGGGCGTGTTCATTGACACCTCTTCGCCCTCAGCAATTTTGTGAGGATTGACAAAGCGCATCAACGATAACGTAGGATCAATATCAACCAATCCAACCGCATAATACGAATCTCCATCTCGAACTGCAATACGCCACTTTGACAACTTAGGGCGAGCCTGTGGCGTTTCTTTGACATAGACTCCACCAACCACCATGAACACGGATTTGTGGGCTTCATGAATGTTCATCAGCACCGATTCATAGACTGAACTCTCATACGTGAGGATTCCGTTTGCATTCCAAAGAACGGCTGGTTGCTTTGTTCCAACATGCTCAAGGTAAAACGCTGCGTCCTCAACGTCTTTCATCGGTTTCAACAACCACTTGGGGCAACCGATCTCATCACGCCTTTTCTCAAATGGCATTGTTTCAACTGATGGTGTGAGCAAATCAAGGAACATCAATTCAACGTCCCTGCCACTTGCATATTCAATGAGATAAATGCCTTCTTTAATACGTGCAGCCTCCACCAATTTGTGTGTGGATTCCTCCACATCAACATCAAGACCAGCCGAATTGAACATTCGCACATCGTCTTTGAGAACGTGCAATGTTATGCGTTCTCCTTCTGGTATCTCAAGAAGGCAACGTCCAAACGGCACGTCTTGAATCTTGCAGATCGTGGGTGCTGGAATTATCATGGGCATACCGATTGCTGGTCTTAGGACATCATGGATGCTCTCTTGCCGTGATAGCCTGTCGCATACCTTCTCCAAACCAATAAGGAATGATGCCTTTCGCACGTGGCGCATGAGTTCGCCATTGGCATGAGCAAGGGCTTTGGTGATGTCATGCCTATTGATTGCCCCTTGACGGTTGCTCAATCGAAAGAAGAAGCCCACCAGGTCTTGAGAAGTGATGCGTGAAAATACAGGTCGGATGGTGATTGCTCGTTGCTCATTGCATTCCAGCGTTTCAAGAACAGACTTTGTGATTTCAAACACCCTATCGGTTATCGCCACAGTTTTGTTGGCTTTGGATAAATCCGCCAACATGGTGATTGGATTTGGGTTATCCTCCACCTCTTCTGGATAAAGATCGGTGAGATGATAGAAAATCTCCCTCAAGTCCTCGTCGGAGAGCCTATGCTTTGATGAGGGGGCGTGGGAGAGGTATGCGATTTTCCATTGACTCAAAGGCGACATCAAAAGCATGTTCTTGATGATTTTTGATTTGTCCTGTGGCATGGCTTTACAGACACGCATTGATTCAGCAAAGATGCGATAGTTC